GACGCGGACGTAGAGAGCGGCGCGCATCAGATTGCTACTCCAAACCCGTTCTGCTCCTCAAGGCCCTGCGCCAACACGAGCAGGACTCGATGTTGGTCGTCTCCCGAACTGGCAGACTCACTACCCTTGCTGGGATCGCGCAGGATTCGTGGCCGGTGGGGCTTCTTCGCGGGACGGTGGGACAGGTGCTGAGTTCTCGATGATCAGAAACCAATTCCTCATGGCACTGGCTAGGTTTCCGCTCGGTGCTGTGGACTCCTCGAAGCACGAGGCGGAGGAGGAACTGGTGGGATCGAAGAACGGGACATATGCTGCGGAATTTCGATCAAGCATTCTCATGCCTCCAGCCCTCCAGCGATCGGCGATCCTCGACGGCTGTCTGCAACATGCCGGGGCCCATCTGAACCTGCCGTTGTGTCAGTTTACCTTGGCTGACAAAGACATGCGACCCGCCAGCGGCACTCTCCACCAGGGCACGCCTGAGTTCATAGTGTATCTCCGGCTGCCCACCTAAGGCAACTTCGGGGCTATAGGGCTCGGCAAGCAGGAGTTCGGTGGCGAAGTCATCGTAGATCGCCTTCAGTTTTGCATATAGATCGTCGCTGGGGCGATCGACCTTGAGTCCAAGTACATCCCGGGCTTCCTGTCGGTAGATCGTGTAATCGTGACTACCTGATTCGCTGCACAGGAACTCGAGGATCCTCCCGATCTTCTTCTCGTCGGTCACCTGGCGTGCAAGAAGTCGTCGCGCCAGCATCCGAATCTGAGAACGCGAGCGAAAGGCATCTCCAAGCACCAGCGGATGGATGTGATCTGAGAGGCGTAGGAAAACATCCTTCAGCTGATCGGGCTTCTTCAGTCCCGCTCCCTGCCGCGCGAAGTCCAGATAGCCATTAATGGCCTCCACGCTAACAGGGGCTCGAACCTGCGGCGGCGCACCAGGGATGGCTGGATTCAAAGGACCGTTCACGCTCGGATCGATGGGACCGAGGGTTGCCTGCTTCGTCATCATGATCGAATCAGCGCCAAGAGAGATTAGTGTTCCAGCACTGTGTGCCTTGGAGGGTACAACGACCTCGAACTCGTCGCAGAACTGGCGGATTAGATTCACGAGACTCCAGGCGGCGAGGGTGCTACCGCCTCGCGTATAGAGTATCAAGCTGATCTTCTTGGTCTGTCCTATGCAATCGAGATGATGAACGAACCTATCGAGTGCCTCTGGGTGAATCTGTGTCTCGCAGTGCTGACGATCGCCTGTGACATAGAGGAGAGCGACGGCCCCTCGGGCTTGGCCCCAATCAGTAAGAAGAGACTTCCTTTGCTGATACATCTAACCACCCCCCATCCGATCTAGTGTGAATGACACACGAACGAGTGCATGCTTGGCCTCAGTCGGTGACGAACACCGGGATGTTGGCCGACTACCCCTCCGGAACCTCGGCCGGATCTGGAGCGGCGGTCTCCAATACCAACTTCGGGTCAGCTGTGGGACGCTTGAGTAACTTCGCCGAGGCCCGCCGCACCCGGTCCGTGGCTTCCTTCGCCTGGTCCCCTTCGAAGACATCACGCTTGAGGACCTCGGCCCGCAGGATATCCTGGAGCTCTTCGGTCTCGAGCCGGACACCTCCGCTGACTCGGCGGATCTCACGGCGAAGAGCTTCGACGACCGGTTCAGAGAGGAGTGTGGCCGCGATCATGAACCGGCTGGTGGCCTGCTTCGCCTCATGGTAGGAGGCGATCGCCGACTTCGAAACGCCCTCCTTCGAGATCAGGTAGAGCTTGTCGACAAGGGACGCGGGGCGGACAGTGGTGTCGAGCAGGTCGACCTCGAAGACCTCCTGCTGATTGATCGGCTTCTCGTACAGGACCTTGTAGACCTTCCAGATCGCCGCGTTCGTGAGGATGACCCAGTCCACCCCTTCCTTCGTGGCATAGTCCACCACCTGGCGAAGGTGCGTGTCCTTCAAGCTGAACCCAATCGCCTTGACCTCGATGAAGATCTTCACCTTCCCGTCGACCTTAACGGCTAGGTCGCAGAAGGTGTTGCGGACGCAATACTCCCTGGTGATGTCGGTGAACCTGTCCCATCCAAGGATGTCGCATAGGACGCTAGTGACGATGACGGACGTGTCCGCTTCGTTCACGTCCCGCTGCTTCGCGGAGTCGATGATCGATCGGTACCGCTTCACCTCGCCCTTGACCCGGGCCTCGACCTTTGCGGGAATCGCGGACATGGCTCTGTCTCCCTTCTTTACAGATCTGCTCGGGTTCACTCAGCATGAATCGTCACGCGCCCGAGAACACGGCGCCGATCACGGTGCCGGCCTCTTGGCGATCTTCCGTTTCAACCTAGCGATGCGTTTGCTCCAGTCGCGGCGCGTGGCGGTAGAAACACCGAACCGAGCCTTCCCCTCCGTCGCGAATCTAAGCGCCTCCTCCAACCGTCCTTGCTTCTCGTAGAGCATTGCCAGGCGCTCGTACGGGTAGCCGAAGTTGGCATACTTCCCAGCGAGCTGCAGCTCGTAGGCGGCCAGGCACAGCCGTTCGCACTTCTCGAACTCTTCCGCCTTCCAGGCTTCCCGGGCCCACTGGATCATGGCGTAGACCGAGTCCATGTTGGATTCGGCGCTGAGCCTCGCGGCCATCAGGTCCTGGAGCCCCTTCACGAGTGCTTCTGCGCAGGCCTTGCAAGTGGAACTCGGACGGCCGGCGTGCCGTGGACACGCCGGAACGGAGCCGGAGAGCGCCTTGGCGCCGCGCCTGGGGGTGATGCCGAGGAGCCGGTCAATGCGTCTCATGGTCCGGCTTCTCCTGGGGCTCTACGGCGTGCAGGGTTAACGGGTTGGGCCGATCCGATGATGGCGCTGACTGCTCTTCCACCTTCCGGCGGATCTCTTCGATGGTCTCCGGTGGAACCCCTGCGGGCGCGCCGTCGCGCTCGATCACGTAGAGGATGTCGCGGTATGCGGAGGCAGCGGCCTTCTTTGACCCCTTGAACTCGGCGCGGTGTGCCTTGTCGAGCAAATCGACGAATCGCTCCATCTCGGCCCGCGTCCGAAGTCTGGCCTGCATGAAGTGGGCTTGCGCGGGGTTGTCCATCTGTTGGGCGAGGTCCGCGATCTTGAGAAGCGCGCGGTCGATGGCGGCAGCGCGGGCCTTTGCGGTCGGTACGGCGGAGAGCCGAGCTTCGGTCTTTTCGGTCTCCTGCTCGATCGCTTCCAGCAAGACCTTGTCCTTCAGGGGCCCCAGCGTGTCGATGAGCTCCGACGGTCGAGTCTTCAGCGTAGTGATCCCTTGCGCCTCGTATTTCAGGAGGGCGGTCAGGTTCTCGCGCAGGGCCTTCAGCCGCAGGAGCCGAGTCTTGTAACTCTCCGACTCGTTGACGAGCGTGATGCTGCGATCGATGATCTGGGCGCGGCTTTGGATCTCGCGGAAGATGCCGGGGGCGCACTCGGCGCAGAGACCGTAGTCGTTCACGGATCGGAAGAAGCCGCCCTTCTGACACCACTTGCAGGTTCCCATCTCAGCCCCGCGCTTCCCAGAAGGAACCCTGACAGGGATTCTCCTGAGCGGGTTCCGGAATGGGTGTGCTGAATCGCAGACACATTCGCCCACTGCCGTCGTCCTCCCCACAGGACTTGCAGTAGGGGCACGCGGAGGCGAGGCCTCGTTCGTGCTTCGGCACTTGGTGGGGCTTCGTGGATACCGGCCGGGGCGTCGGCATGGCTGGTACTTTGCCGAGGATCGCCGCCGTGATCCCGTCCAGCTTGTACCAGACGAGGCCGATCCCGAAACAGAGCCAAGCAGCGATCTCGGCCAGCAAATAGGCCGTCTGGTCAAGGTCATCAAACGCAATGCTACCGATCGCCGCCCAGACGATGGCGATGATTCCCAAGACCATGAGGAAGAACGGCATCCCTCACCTCTTCAGGATCGCCGCGACCTTGCGCGGCTGGAACATAAGATCGTCGGGAGACACCACCATCGGGGGATAGAGCTGGTTGGCGGAGACGAGGATGTACTGGCCGTCGTGCGTCGCCAGGAGCTTTAGGTAGACCTCGCCCGTGCGGAGCTTCACTAGCACCAGATCGTGGGCGACGGGCTCCTGGTCATGCACCAGTACCACGAGATCCCCGGCCTGGATGATTGGACTCATGGAGTCGCCGACGACGCGGACTGCATACGCCTTGCGGTCGTGGACGTTCGGGGGGCGCTCAATCCACTCGTCGGCTGCTCCCGCCGCGTAGCCCTGGTCAGTGTAGGAGAGGCCGTCCCCAGCAGAAGCCCACGAGATCACAGGGATGGGCTTGCCGACGCCCTTCTGCTGCATGTTCGTCACGAGCTGCTTGAGCGTGCCGTAGACCGCCTCGGCCTCGCCAGCGCTCTCGCCCAACAGGTCGGAGACGGTCGTTTCGAGCGCGGCGGCGAGCTTTCGAAGCGTATCGATGGTGGTGTTGCCACCCCCCTCGATGTCTTGGATCCGGCGATGCGACACGCCCGACAGACGCGACAACTCTTCGCGAGAAAGTCGCTTCTCGGAACGGATCCGGTAGACGCGCGATCCGACAGGTTCCAAGCCTCCCCCTAAGTTCGCAACCGGTTGGACCTTAGCACTCGTCGGTGAGAAAAGATGTGTCACCCTCAAAAAAGAGTTGATTTTTGACCGCATACTGCCGATAATAAGCAGCATGAAGGACATGACGGCGGCGCGGCCGGAGACGCAAACAACCGAAATGCAGCAAGATACGCGCTCGCGGTTTGCTGCGTTACTTCAGCCAATTCTCGACTCCATCGGGATCTCTCCCGAGCGGTTTGCTGAGGAGATCGGCGCGGCCCCCAACACCGTCCGCGCTTGGCTTCGTGGTGAGAGCGATCCCGGTTGGGGGCGGCTCATGCGGATCGTCGAGGTGTACGGCATCGCCCCCGAAAAGCTCCTGCCGCCGCGGAGGATCGGATGACCGACCTCTCCCGCGAGAGCGCCGAGGACCTCCGGACCTACGCCCGTCTCGCGGAGCTGTACGCGAACGATCCGAACCCCGTGGTACGTGGGTTCGCGCGGTTCGGTCTGGTGGCTAAGGAAGAGCTTGAGCGCAGAGAAGAGAAGCGAGTGGCGGTGCGTCCTACGCGCACCAACGCCGGACGGCGGGCTGGTCGTGATTCGGGGCAACCCTCCTTGGACCGGCTAGCCCGCCCGTCCAATTCAGGAGACCAACATGCTGCGTGAGTGGAGAGGCAAGAACGATCGCAGGCCCGACCTGGGATGGGAACACGAACTCGGCGTTCTGATCCTGTTCCTCGCGGTCGCGTGGTGCGTCGGCAAGGACGCAGTGCAGAGCGTCTTGCACTAACGAAGAAGGCCGGGCCCCCGCGCGACACGAGAAGCCCGGCCGAACATGAACCGAAGGCCAGAGCCTAGCGGCTCACGGTTTTCGAGTCAAGGAGGCGGCCCTTGAATCACCGAATCCCTAGAGCGCCGGTTGCCCGGTGCAGCAAGTGCCACGAGGCAGTTGAGTCCTCCGGCGATCTACGCGGCGACGATCACCTGTGCGACGCCTGCGTGGAGAAGATGACCCCGGCGGAGCAGTTCGCGGTCGAGCTCCAGGACGCTCGCCGGCGCATCTACCGCACGACGCAGAAAGCGTCCTTCGGGGCGCGTGAGATCGACGTGCTCCGCCGCACCCTCATCACCGAGTTCGGCGATCTGGAAGATCGGGCGACCGAGCTTCTCAGCGCGAAGGCGGTGGCGTCATGACCATCCACACCTGTCCTACCTGCGGCAACGATGCCATCGAGGGCACCCGCTTCGCCTGCACCCAGGGCCACACCTGGACGACGGCGCAGTGGTTGGCCGGCCACTCAGCTATTCCCGATCGCAAGCCCGCGACCTCGCTCTCTCACCCGCGCCGTTGCCAGGGCTGTGGTGGCTTCATGGGCGGCGAGCTCGGCTCGACCTGCGGGCGCTGCCTGCTCGCCAAGAACACCCACGAGAACCGCGGCGCCGTCGCGGTCAGGGAGGCGTAACCCCATGCCCATCAAAGGTTGGAGCGAGACCAAGAGGAATCCCCGCGGCGGGAAGTTCCGGCTCGGCGAGAAGAACGTGACCCAGGGCGGGAAGGAGTATCCCGCCAAGATCGACTACTTCCGCTTCGACCCGGACGACCCGACGCTCATCCCCGAGTTCACGGCGGTCTACGGCGAGAAGCCGCGGAAGCTGAACGTCATGCTCATCGACGAGGACGCCGAGCGCGTCCTGCACGAGACGCTGGCGAGCTACCGCACCGGCGGTGTGCTCTTCTGCCGGGGTGACGGTGAGGCCGCGTTCCGTCTGGCCGAGACCGACGGCAAGGTGACGGTGGACGGTGACGGCAGGCCCGCGTACCAGGAGATGCGCTGTAGCTATAAGGACTGCCCCGTCTACAAGAAGGGCAAGTGCAAGGAGTTGGGGCGCCTCCAGTTCATCCTCACCGACTTCCACTCGATGACGGTCTGGCAGATCGACACCTCGAGCTGGAACTCGATGCAGAACGTCCGGGCCCGGCTCGAACAGCTCAAGTCCATGGCCGGGCGGATCACCCGGATCCCGCTCCAGCTCGTGCTCAAGCCGCATGACGGCACCTACATCGACGAGAGCGGGAAGGTCCGCGGCACCCAAGTCTTCGTCCTCGACATCGTCCACCCGTTCACCTTCCAGGAGTTGGTGGCGCAGGGGCAGAAGGCGCTCGGCGTGAACCTCGAACTGCCCGCCCCCGCAACGACGCCGGCGCCCGACGAAGCGATGCCGTCCGACCTCTACGTTGAACACGAACTGGTGGGAGCGGATGCCGACCCGGAGGAAGCGGCACGGAAGGCCGCCGGCGACGCCTTCGATCGCTACCTCGACGAGGCGATGCAGAAGGGGAGTCACGCGGAACCGGAGCCCGAGGATCCGTTCGTGAAGCTCAAGCGGCTGACGGACGAGGCGAGGCTTACCGCCGCGCAGTCGATGCGCCTCATGACGAAGGCGGGGGGAGACCCCGAGCTCGCGATTGAGATTCTGGAGAACATGAAGCTCCAGGCCGCAGTCGAGCCGAAGCCCGAACCGAAGCCCGAAGTAGTCGCGATGCGTGCGACCGGAACACCCCAGGCGAACACGGCGGCCGCGCGTCCCAAGCGCAGCTCCGCATTCTGAGGAGACACCTTGACCACGGAAACGATCCCCACGACGAACCCCGAGCTCTCGTTCTCTCGCGTGCGGGCCTACATCGAATGCCCCCGCATGTACGCCTACAAGTTTCTGGAGGGCGCGCCCGAGGGCCCCGAAATGCCGTACTTCGCGCGCGGGCGGGGCGTCCACAAAGTCGCGGAGCTGTACACGCTCCACTGCCTCGCGCAGAAGGTGGAGACGGACATCACTGAGTGCGATGCGATCGCGGCCCAGGCCTGCGAGGCGGAGCGCGTCCCGGCCGAGATCCAGGGCGAGGTCTTCGAGATCGCCCGCACCTTCGTCGAGAACCACCGCGTGCCGTTGGACGGGGAAGTCTTCGTCGAGCAGCGTTTCGGCGGCGAGATCGACGGCGAGCAGCTCTTCGGTTTCCTTGATCGCGTCCACGTCCTCGGCCGCGCGGTGAAGGTCACCGACTACAAGTCGAACTGGAACATCGCCAGCCAGAGCGACGCGGACTCCGACCTGCAGCTCTCGATTTACGCGGCGCTGGCCTGGCTCCACTTCGGTCATCCCGAAGAGGTCACGTGCGAGCTGGACTTCGTGCGGCACGGCGCGGTCAGGGAGACCGTGCGCACCGAGAAGCAGATCCGCCAGACGCTGAAGATGCTCGTGGCCAAGGCGCGCGAGATCGGTGGCACGACCGAGTTCAACGGCAAGGTGGGCGCGCCGTGCGTCACGTGTCCCCACACACACGCCTGCCCGGACTTCCAAGCGGCGCTCGAACTGGATGCGGCGCTCCCCGTGACCGACGCCGAGGCCGTGAAGATGGCCGAGTCCATCGTGGCCCTCGACACGCAGCTCACCAACGCCAAGACCAAGCTCAAGAAGTGGTGCTCTGAGCACGGGCCCGTCGCCACCAACGGCGTCTCGACCGGCTTCCGTGTGATCGAGACCACGGAGTGGCCGGTCGAGAAGCTCGTGCCAATCCTGCAAGAGGGCAAGGTCAACCTGCTCGACTACCTGAAGGCGGACGGCACCGCAGTCAAGAAGCTCTTGAAGGGCGCGCTGCGCGAGAGCCTCGAAGCCATCCGAATCATGAAGCCGTCCACCAGGTTCGACACCTGGAAGGACTGAGGAGAAGACCATGGGACACGAGACGACCACAGCTGCCCCGGCGACCGATCCCGCGGGCGACATCGAGATCATTCCGGGGAAGCGTGATCGGACCCAGGAGAAGGCGGAGATCGCGACGGTGCTCAGCAAGGCGCTTGAGCATGCCGTCGAGATCGAATCGGAGAAGGAATTGATGAGAATCCTCCGGCCGGCCTACGACGCGTGCAAGGTATTCGCGCCGGAGTTGTCGGCGGATGGGGCGGTCGCCTTGCTCACCGCGCTCGCACCCTTCGCCAGGAAGAGCGGTAACTCCATTGAGTTCGCGATCCCCAATGTCAAGAAGGACGCGGGGTGCGCCGGCAATGCGATTCGCACGCTGATCGAGAAGATCACCACCCGCAAGCGCGACGAGGTCTCCGTCACGATCCTCGATAGCTACAAGGCGCTCACAGCACTCCGTCTCAGCCTCGAATCCATGGAGGCTGAGCGATGAAGATCACCCGCGTCACCCTCGAGAACTTCATGTCGCATCGCCGCAGCTCGCTCGACCTGTCGCGCGGGATCAACGTCGTGATGGGCGGCAACGGCACCGGCAAGAGCGCGATCGCCGAGGCGATCCGGTTCGCCCTTCTCGGCACGACCCGGGTCACCGACGCACGCGGCGCCGGGGCCTTCGACACCATCGGTCCGTGGGGTGAGACCGCCGAGGTCGAGATCGAGATCGAGGGCAAGGGTACCGTTCGCCGCGTTGCCGCGATGGACGGGACCGAGCTCTCCGTCTCGTGGGCGGTTGGCGGCAAGGCCATGCTGCAACAGTCAATCCTCGACACCGTCGGTGGGTCGGCGGACCAGGTCCGCGCGGTGCTGGACGCCTCGCACGTCTTCCACATGCCACCCGACACGCAGCAGAAGCTGCTCCAGGGGCTCGTGGACTTCCGCGTGACGCCGGGCAAGCTCTTCCTCGCACTCGGAGAAGCGGGCTGCACACCCGAGGACCTCAGGTTCTTGGCCGGGCTCCCTCAGCTCAAGAACGCCGACGGCCTCTCGGGTGCGGACCTGGAGGCGGTCTACAAGGACATCTACACGGCCCGCACCGCGGCAGGGAAAGACAAGGAGAAGGCCCGTCCGCAGGGACTCGCACCTGATCTGGTGCAGAAGCGCCTGACTGCGGAGGAGATCACCCGCAAGGTCACAGCCCTCACGGCTGAGATCGGCGAGCTGGAGACCCGCCAGCGTGAGCTTCAGGTGGGGGTAGGCGGGGCGCGTGAGCGGGCGAAGGCTCTGGCCATCGCACAGGAGCAGCTCAACAGGCTCAGCGAGACCGAGCCGGTCTTCGTTGCCTTGACCGACACGTCCGTCCTGGAATCGGATCTGGAGGGCTTCAAGGAAGCCCACGCCGAGGCGGCTGCCGCTACCGCGAAAGCCGCCGAGCTGCTTGAAGACGCGACCGATTCGCGCGATGAGGCTGTGGCCGCAGCCAACGCGACTCTAGCTGAACACGAGAGGGCGAACGCCGAGGTCGTGCGCCTCGAGGCCGGAACGTGCCCGACGTGCAGCCGCCCCATTGCCGAGAGCAAGACGGCACTCGATCTCATGAAGCGCGATGCCAAGGCCGTGGGAACGAAGGCGGCCAGGGCGCTCCAGGCGGCGAAGAACGCCGTCAAGGAGGCGCAGTCGGTCCACGCCGACGCCCAGCAGGCGCACGAGCGCGCCTCGACTCACGAGAACAACATCGTCGCCTCTCTCAACGATGCGCAGGACCGTCTCACCAAGACCCTCGATGAGAACTCCCACCTCAAGGGCGACCGAGAGACCGCGCTGGAGCGCCACGAGGAGGCCCTGCGCGCGCTCCAGGCGCAGATCGAAGACCTCTCCGGCCAGGAAGACGTGACCACCCAAGAGGGCGAACTGGACGCGATCCGCGACCAGCTCACGCTCAAGCGCGGGCGCGTCGCCGAGCTCCAAGGCATTGCCAAACAGCTCGCCAGCTACGACCAGGCCCTGGATGCCTATCAGCGGCTGGTCGAGCGGCACGCCACCCTGGACCGGCTCGCCACGATGCTCAACCGCAAGGCGGTTCCGGCGATCCTGGCCCGCGACCTAGTCGCACCGTTCCTCGAAACGATCAACGGACGGCTGGCCGAACTGACCGGAGACGAGATTCGGCTGACCTGCGAGCTGGGCGACTCGGGCATCGAGCTGCGCGTGAGCGTTCGCGAGTCCCGGGCGCTCCCTACGGCAGCGCTCTCCGAGTCGGAGAAGATCCGGCTCGGGGTCGTGTTCGCCGAGGCGGTGTCGCGGCAGACGGGGATCGGAATCCTCCTGATCGACCGCGGCGACTCGCTGGAGGACCGCTATCGGGCGGCCCTGACTTCGATGCTGTACGGCGTCCTCGAGGATCACCAGAACGTGATCGTGATCGCGACGGGGACGCCGAAGATGGCCACGGCCGAGGACCTGGGTGTCTTCGTGGTGGCCGACGGGACCGTGAAGATGATCGAACCGGCCCTTGAGGGAGAGCCGGTCGGCACCGAGTAGCCCGGTGACGGGCCCCCTGGGCGGAGGGTAACCGCCGGCGGAAGCCGCCTTCCTCCGCCGGCAACAGTTTCGGGTTGACGACGACGGGCTGACTGCACGCACCACGAGATCTGCACCACAGAGCGGTCGCTCAAGAGGGCAAGAGGACCGTGAGCCGAATGGACGCCACAGAACTATCCGACCTGCTGGTCGAGCACCTGCGAGAGCACCGTGCCGCCGGGGGGAAGAAGTGCGTCAAGGGCAAGGCGCTGGCGCGGCTCTTCAACACCTCCGAGCGGATGATCCGGGCCGCTGTCGAGGACGCTCGCAACCGCGGCGAGCTGATCGGGTCCGGCGGCGACGGGTACTTCTACGCGGTCCATCCGGCAGAAATGATCCCGGTGTTGGTGAACCTGGAGAAACGCGCGCTGTCGATCCTGCATACCCGGCGAATGATCCGGGAGAAGTTGCGCGCGATGAAGACGGGACCAGTGCAGCTCGAGCTCTTGGAACGGGAAGACACGATGAGGAGGAGCGCGTGATTTCAACGGGGACGGGCGTCTGCCTCCTGGCCGCAGACCTAAAGATGAGGCGGGTTACTGCGGCCAGGCCCCGTGTTCTTGTACCGCTGCCGCCCGATCGCAGCACGATGGGGGAAGTCGGTGAGACGGGCTGCGGCGGTGCTTCGTGTGGCCACCAAGGGACTCGCGGGGCGTACATGAGCGCTATCTCCGCCCTGTCCCTGCTGCCCGCGAGTCGGCAGGGATGGTGGCCGCGTATTCGATCCGGTGCGGGCGGCGAAGGCCGTGGATGTGAGACGGAGCTGCTCTGCCCAGATGCAGGCTGGCGAGTGAAGAAGAAGTCGGTCCCGGAAAGCAGCTCGCTGCAAAAGTGCCGTGACCGTAGGACCGGCCCCGCACCGGGTCGTCTGTTGAGCAGAGGAGCGTGAGGCGTGTGTCACCCAGACGACAGGAGGTTACTGATGGTTCGAGCCAAGTTCCGGGTTACGAAGAAGTCGATCAACGATCACGGCGGTGACGAGGTGCTCATGCACCCGGTCACTTCGGGGTCGCAGGAGAACGAGGCGTTCTACAAGTGGACGCCCGGCGGGGAGATCTCGCTGATCACGATCAACCACGACGCCGCTGAGCAGTTCGTAGTCGGCGGCGAGTACTACGTGGACTTCACCAAGGTCGAGGGCTGATGCATCGCGGCGAGGGAGGTCGGTATCTCGCTCGGGCTCATAACCCGGGTCAAGCCGGTTCGACTCCGGCTCCCGCAACCAGGAAGGGACGGTGATGAGTCGCACTGCCTACAGCGACACCCAGGTCTCAGCAGACCGTTCGCAAGCCCGCATCCGTGGGCTTCTTTCCAAGTACGGGGCAGACCGGATGCGCGTCTCCGAGGACTTCAAGTCTGGCGACATCCGCATCTCGTTCGAGCACCACGGCATCCCGATCGTGATCCCGCTGTCGACCTCGACCTACGAGATGGCCCTGCGCAAGGACCAGCCTTACTCCTCCCGAACGCGGCGCAGCTTCGAGCAATACGAGCGGGACATCCGCGATCAGGCGGCGAAGGGCATCTGGCGCGCGGCCGAGACCTGGCTCAAGGCGACGCTGGAAGCGGTGGAGTTCGGTCTGGTGAGCTTCGAGGAAGCCTTCCTGGCGTCCTTCGGGCGCGAGCTGGCGGACGGCACGGTCGTGCGACTTGGCGATCGCCTGATCCCCATGCTGGAGAGCCCGGACGGCGTCGCGCGGGTCGAAGGGTTCCTGCAGCTCCAAGGTCCTGTTGCAACCGAAGGGGGCCGGTAGCGTGTGGCTCAGGATTGACGACGGGTTCGCTGACCACCCCAAGATCGAGGCGCTCTCTAGCGATGGGCTACGCGCTCACCTCAAGGGGATGTGCTACTGCGCCCGCTACCTGACCGATGGCAAGGTGCCGGCGACCGTCGCCAGGCGCATGGCCGACCCCTCGGTGCTCGATGAGCTTCAGCGCGTCGGTCGCGACGATGAGAAGGGACGCCCTGGTCTCTGGGAGGAGAAGGACGGCTACTTCGTCATCCACGACTTCCTGGACTTCAATCCATCGCGCGAAGAGTACGAGCAGACGGTAGCTCGAAAGTCCGCTGCCGGAAAGCGCTCTGCGGAAGTGCGTTGGGGTAAGTCGGAAGCACCTGTTGTAACGGATGCTGAAACACCAGCCACAACGACTGTTGAAACACCCGTTAGGACAGATGCTGACGCAGGTGTTGTAACACCTGTTAGAACACCTGTTCAACCGTCCCGTCCCGTCCCGTCCCGTCCTGGACCCGTCCCGACCCCACACGAAGACACGCGTGCGCGCGAGCCGGACCGGGATCCTCCGAAGCAAAACCCCGACCCGCCACCGACCGACGCATCCGACCTAACCCTGGCCGAGAAGCTCCGAGAGCTTCAGCGCGGCATGCGCTCCGCCTACGAGGAACTCTACCGCGAGGTCTGGCGGTTCTCGTGGGCCTGCGAACCGGGGTTCCGAGATCGGCTGCGCGAGGGGCGCACCGTCGATGAGCTGCTCGAAGGGTGGCGGTGGTTCCTGACCTCGAGGAAGAAACGCGCCCAGGCGACGCCGCAGGGGTTTCTCAAGTGGGGCTGGGACGAGTGGTGTGCGCGTGAGGCGTCGCGAGCGCCGACGGCACGCAGTGCACCTATCGCCGCGACGTGCGAGGTCCGGTGGCCGGATGGGATGGAGGCAGAGACATGAGCGAAGACACACGCGCCACCAGTCGCAAGACCTGGAACAGCGGAACCACCCTCGCGGACATCAACGCGGGCTCGCTCCAGCGGATCGCCGACGCCACAGAGAAGATGGCTGCCAGCTACGACTCCATGCGCAGCAGCCGCGACTACTGGGAGCGTCGGGCCAAGGAGGAGACCGAGGCAGCGCGTCGGTTGGTCCGCAGGGTGAACGCACTGCGCGGTGTCATCACCAGACTCAAGAGGGCGAAGTGAGCACCACCGTGGACCCATCCGTGATCTGCCCCGTCTGTCACGAGCCCAAGACCCACGAGGCGGCGCTGGCCGAGGGAGCGACCGAGAGCGGGCTGGCCTTCCTACGCCAGCTCGGGATGAAGACGATCCCGCGGCAGTGCGCGTGCGAGCGAGCGCGCCTGATGCGTGAGGAGGCCGAGATCACGGAGCGCAACCGCCGCGTGCGGCTCGCCTCTCGAATCGACGGCGCAGGGTTCCCGGCCATCTACCGCGACGCGAGCTTAGAGGTCACCAGCACCGTGAAGGAGAACGACGAGGCATTCCGGGCTTGTCGTGCCTACGTGAAGCACGCGCTCTCGATGAGCCTCGCTCTGATCGGCGGCGAAACCGGCGGGGTCGGCGTCGGCAAGACCCATCTCGCAGTGGCCACAGCGCGCGCGATCATCCGTGAGCACGACGTCTCCGCGCTCTACTGGAACCACCCGCAGACCATGGCCAAGCTCCGCCGGCACTGGTCACGGAACGAGTTTGAGGAGGCCGAGGCGGTGATGGAGTCGGCCGAGCGGTGCGGCCTCCTGGTCCTGGACGAGATCGGCCTGGTGCAGATGACGGAGCGTGACCTGGAGAGGTTCTACGCGCTGGTGGACTACCGCTGGTCGAACCTGCAGCCGTGGATCCTGACCAGCAATCACGACAGGGCGGCGCTGGTCGAGCGCATCGGCGCGCCCATCGTGGATCGACTATTCGACGAGCGGACGACGATCGCGCTGCGGCTCTCGGGGCCGTCGCGGAGGCTGAGGGGTGCAGCAACCAACAACCGGAAGGAGCAGAAGTGAGCTTGTGGGAGCACGCGAGCAATCGCGACAAGGAACGGGCGATTCTAGTGCAGAGCGAGCTGATCGAGGCCATCACGGCCGACTCGGAAGTTGCCGGTGGAGAGTTCCAACGTGTCGTGGCCATGGCTGCGGCGCGCTACGCCACCGATGTCCAGCGCGCGGCTAACGAGTACCACGGGAAGATGGGTCACCTGAACGGCGTGCGATCGCGCGTCGAGAGCCTGATCGCGGTCGTCCTGTCTGGTGGGCACGCGCTCGTGAAGAAGTCGGGCAAGGAGCGTGCGGACGCGGTGAAGTCGGCCCAGGTCGACCTCGACCGGATCGTCACCGACTCGCGCGAGGTCCGCGAACGCGCGCGCAGGGAAGCCCAGGAGGAGACGGACAAGCGCGCTGCCGCGGCGAAGGAGCGCGCGGAGAAAGCCATGCGCGAGATTCATGAGGCGCCGCCGTTCGACGTCGTGAACGAGGCCGCTGTGGAGCATTCGGATGGCGGAGACATGGCCGGCGAGGAGACCGAGGTGATGCAGCCGTGAGCGCCAGCGTCATGCCCCTGGAGTTCGTCACTCCAGCCGGCGCGCCCGAGCCCAAGATCCTCGGCCTCGACACGGGGGTCAAGGGCGCCTGGTTCCTGACTGGCCTCGACCAGCCGGCCTTCGGCACCTGGGACATGAGCGGCGCGGAGCCGCACGCCGACGCCCTGTACTCGGCGCTGCAGCGCGGCACCCTCATTGCGCAGACCGTGCTGTCGCACCTGCACGTCCAAGTGCCGATCGCGATCGACACGCCGATGTTCACGGGCGACAAGAACCCCTACGGCTGGGGGCTCCAGTGCCTCCTGTTCGGGGCTCTCTGCGGGGTGCTGCGCGGCCGCGGTCTCGAGGTGATCCCGATCAAAGGGAAGACCGCCCGCAAGCTCCTCTGCATCAAGGGCAACGGAAAGCTCCCCATCGTGGAGTGGGCGGAGCCGCGCATCGGGAACGGGATCGGGAAGCTGCCCAAGTGGAAGCTGGAAGCCGTCTGCGAAGCCTTCATGTTGGCCGAGGCGGCGAAGATCTACCGCAGGGGGCAGAGCGCGTGATCTGGCTCGGCCTCGCGCTCATCGTCCTCGGCACGGCGCTGGCGTGGGTGATGGTGATCTATGACCGGAGAACGTGGGACAAGGGTCGGTGCGAGTTCGAGGAGGGGTTGGTCGAGGCGGAACGAGAGGCCGCCCTGCACCTGCCGCCTGCGGACCCGGCGCTGATCAACTATGCGGACGGCGAAGCGCGCCGTCTGGAACGTCAACTGCAAGAAGGGAGATAGAACCGATGACCAGACTGGACCCGGCGGCGCGCGCTCGTAGGAGCCGTCCCGCACACACGACCGAGAAGCCCAAGGACGTGACCCCCGAGCTGTGGCCCACCGACGGCGGCGGGCAGGAAGAGCCCTTCATCGACGCGCCCGAGGTGGCGAAGGTCCTGCGCGACGCGCTCGACTACCACTCCGACCTCGTCAACGTCGAGATCTCCTGCGTCTTCGTGAAGGAGACGATGAGCCGGGGAGGGCGATCCATCGCGGCCCGCATCGTCAAGGTTCCCCCGCTCATGCGGCACATCTCCGGCAAGCGCGCGGTGCTCAAGGTCGCGTGGGCGGCGTGGACGAACATGAAGGCGGCCGAGCGGCTGGCCATGGTGGACACCGAACTCTGCCGGCTGCACCGCAAGATCGAGGGCGACGCTCTGGAGACGGTCTCCCCGGTGGAGGTCTTCCCCGAGGCGCTGAACCGTCATGGTGCATGGAACGAGGAGCTGACCAAGGTCCAGGCCGCGATCAAGCAGATGCCGATCAAGTTCCCCACGTCTGGCGAGTCCGTCGGTGCGTCGGCGCAGGCGTAGGCGAGAGCCGCGTCACTGAATGGAGGGGATGGCGATGGGTGACCCACTGAGGGACTACGTGTTGGAGATCGTCCGCGCGGTCGTCCGCGAAGAGTTGGGGCGGGTGAGGCTGCTGCTGCCCGTGGATGTTGGGCCCCCGAGCGCCAGCAGGGGGGGGGGCGAGCGGAAGCCGCGGGCGGAGCGGGCCGCAAAGGTGCCGAAGCCCACAGTGGCCAAGGCCGGGAAGAGGGCCCCACGCGGAACGGTCGACCCGGCACTGCGTGAACTCCTGACCAAGTCGAAGGCCCCTCACACGGCCGAGGAGATGGTGGAGTTGCTCGCCGGGAAGGGAGTCAAGGTGACCGCGTCAGGCCTTCGCCTGCACCTCGACGCGATGGTGAAGGACGGAGAGTTGAAGGTGGTCGGCACCAGGAGCGCCAAGGGGCGCGGTCGCGCGGCGAAGATCTTCCAGCCGACCGGGCTCATGGTGTGATGAGCGATCCAACGAAAGGGGGAGGAATGTCCATGTCCACTTCGACTGTCGATGACCAAGTCGGGGTCATGATCTCGATCGCGTTGATCGACGAGTCGCCCACCAACCCGCGCAAGACGTTCGGGGATCTCACCGAGCTCACCGACTCGATCAAGGAGAAGGGCGTCTTGCAGCCGATCCTGGTGCGGCCGAAGGGAGATCGCCTCGAGATCATCGCAGGCCATCGACGCTTCCGGGCAGCGAAGTCGGCCGGCCTCGAGATGATTCCAGGGGTGATCCGGGAGATGACCGACAAGGAAGCCCACGAGGCCCAGCTGGTGGAGAACTGCCAGCGCGAGGATCTCTCGCCGATCGACGAGGCTGCGGCTTACCGCGTCCTCCTCGAGGAGCACCAGCTCCCGGTGGAGGGGATTGCCGCGCGGATCGGCCGCTCGAAGGCCTACGTCTACCAGCGGCTGCAGCTGCTGTCTCTGACGCCGGCCAACGTCAAGGCGCTCCAGGTCGGGAAGATCACTCTCGGGGCAGCCGTCCTTCTGGCTCGCATCGCGGATCCGGCGACCCAGGACGAGGCCTTCAAGAACAACGATGGGCGTCACCATGGGGAAGCTGACGATCCCATCACCGCCAACGACATCCGGCACTGGGCGAAGTACGAGCTGCACCGACTCGCCGAGGCGCCCTTCAAGCCGAGCGACGACGAGCTCGTCCCAGCCGCGGGCGCGTGCACCATCTGCCCGAAGCGGACCGGCCACAACGCGGACCTCTTCGGGGAGGACGGCAAGGACAACCGATGCACGGATCCGGTCTGCTGGGGCAAGAAGGTGGACGCCGTCTGGGAGATCCGGAAGGTGGAGGTGAAGAACGCCGGCGGCACGGTCATCGAGAAGAAGGCTGAAGTCAAGAAGCTCTTCCCCTACGGGGAGCAAGTCGTCGGGGGCGCGCCGTTCGTCGAACTCGACCACCAACCCTGGGAAGACCCCAAGAAGCGCAGCTGGCGGAAGCTGCTCGGGGACGCGGTGAAGGTGACTCTCGTTCGATCGCCGGAAGGGAAGATCGTGGAGCTCGCCGCTAAGGCCGGGCTCGCCGCGGCGATGAAGGAACGTGGGCACACGTGGTTCGGGCGCCCCAACGGGCGCGGCTCATCCACCACGGCCTCTGCCGGCGAGAAGAAGCGACGCGAGACGGCGAAGGTCCAGGCGGCGATCGCACGTGAGGTCCTCGCCACGATCGCGGACAAGGGAACGGTGAATCTCTTCTCCGGCGAGCTGGCCGCGGATGCCACGTGGCACGCCCTTGCCCGGGCGGCCGTGCGATCCGCGTGGCACGACTCCGCGCGTGACGTCGCCGCGCGCCGAGGCCTCAAGAAGACGGGGAAGGGATGGCGCCCCGAGGAAGTGCTCATGAAGGGGATCGATGAGGCCTCGCCGGCGGCGTGCTTCGGCCTGGTCCTCGAGCTGCTCGCTCACCGCGACGTATCGCACGACTCTCATGGCGCCAAGCGGGATGGCACTTCGACGGACGACTTCTGCGAGCTGCTCGGCATCGACCGCGCTGCGATCGCCAAGAGGGTGACGGCGGAAGCGAAGGAGAAGGCCGCGTTGAAGCCCACCAAGAAGGTGGGGGTGACCAAGAAGGCGAAGGCCTCGAAGGCGCCCAAGAAGGCGAGGGCCGGCAAGGCGGGCGTGTGCCGCGTCTGCGGCTGCACCGATGACGACTGCTCGCAGTGCATCGAGAAGACCGGCGAGCCGTGCACCTGGGTCGAGCCCGACCTGTGCAGTGCCTGTCCGCCGGCGAAGACGCCCGAACGCACGGCGAAGCGGCCTGCTGGCAAGAAGGCCCAAGGAAAGGCCAGTCGAAAGCGCGTGGCGGCATGAGCGAAATGCGGGCACGGGACAGGCGAACGCCTGGGGGCGCACCCACCACACAGGCAACACACCCGCGCTCTCCCCGTGCCCGCAGTGTCAACCGAGAGGGGATCAAGGTGACTCGACCCAAGAGGTGGATGGCGGCCCTGTTTCTGGCTCTGACGGCGCTGGTGAGTTCTTGCGGGAGGGAAACCCCGCTAGTCCCGTTGGATCGCCCAACGGACAGCCTGCGTCAGGATCCGGCTGATCCGATGCCGGGCCCCGTTGCCGGTGAATGAAGTACGAAGGGAGCGAGACGGTGGGACAAGGAACCGAAGGAACATTGGCGCAAGCGGTTGAGGCGACGACCGGGATGAAGCTCCTGGAAGTCGAGCTCTGGAAGGCGCAGAGCCGCCACGACGTGGCGAAGCGGCTGCGCGGGATCATCACCGGCCTCCAGGTCAGCCACCCCGACGACGCGGAGCTGGAGAACATCGGCCGCGGACTGGACGCCGCCTTGAATAGTCTCGCGGAAGCAGATCAGCAATCGGTGCTTTCGAAGCCGCCGCACGCCGGCACGAGTTCCTACTGGGGACAGTGCATGGCTCAGTTTGAGGTCGGGCTGGAAGGAGCGATCAACCGGCTCGCCGACTGGGTGGAACAGGCGAGGGCAAAGGTTTGAACCTCCGAGCGATCCTTGGCGAGGACCTCTACCGCAAGCTCGTGACGACTCTCGGCGGGCAGACGGTCTACATCCCGAAGGAGGACCAGGCGCGCCGCGACAGCGACATCCGTGCCTGCTACCTCCTCATGAAGAGACGCGGCTTCACGCGCAGCGCAGCCCTCACGGAGCTGGAGCAGCGCTACCCCCTCTCGCGCCGCCAGCTTGCGCGCATCCTCGCCGGCGTTCACCACGACGATCGGAGCTTGGACAAATCTCTTAGAACTTTGTCCTAGACCGCGGCGCCGCCTCGCACCGAAACTGCGCCACGAAGCGGTAACGGAGATCGGTCCGCACGCTAGAGCCTTCCCCGGCGTGCAGTGTTCGGACCGGTTGACGTCATCGCTAGGGGGAGGGTCCTGGATGGCAGGCCCTCCCTTTTTTCATGGGGCTGATGTCGGTCGGAGCCGGCGCCCGGGTTGTGTGGGGTGTTGATGGGAACGGCGCCGGCTCTCTCTTCTCTGGGTGGTGAATGTGGTGGTGAGGAAGACGAAGAAGAAGACGGCGAAGAAGGCTGCCAAGCTCGTAAAGCGTGGCACCGCCGCAAAGCCTGCTCACATGGGCAGACGAACCCTCCTCACGCAAGCCGCCGAGCGCGCGATCCTCTTCGCCTTCAGGCACCAGGCCACCGTCGAGATCGCCGCCTCCTACATCGGTGTGCACCCCGCCACGATCTTCCTGTGGATGAAGAAGGGCCGCGAGTCCGCAAGTGGGCCCTACCACGACTTTTACGAGAAAGCTCAGAAGGCCCTTGGGAAACGAGCCGTCAAGGACCTCGAGTCGATCTCGAACGCAGCCGACCGAAAGGACTGGCGCGCCGCGGCTTGGCGTCTCGAGGCCCGGTACCGTCAGGACTACGGTCGTCGCGTGATCGAGCACACGGGGTCGGTGGACACGGGTCCCGTTCTGACCGTGGAGGAGCTGGCACAGCTGGCAGACGACCCGGAGGCCTTTCGCCGTAGGTATCGCGCCCTCATCGAGAAGAAGTACGGCGATCGCGTGCCGGCGGAGCTGGAGCCATGAGAGCGCCCAGCACACAACGCCGAACGACTCGCGACCGTAGCCACGAGTCGTCGGCGTGGGCGGCAGTGCGCTACGCCCGCGCGTCGATGAGGCGCTGCACCGCGTCCACGTCGCCGCGGGCGGCGGCGATGGCGACCTGCCGGACGAACTTCGAGGCCTTCCCCGGACCGGCGGCCTTGTGGATCGCGTCGCGCTCGTCCTGGGTGAGGCGGAAGGCGAATGTCATCAGGTCGCCCTTCTCCGTCTTCAGTGCGTCGCGGGCGGCCTTTTTCTCGGCCTTTGCCTGGGCCTTCGCAACCCGCTTGGCCTCGCGGGCGATCGCGCGGTCGATGTTCGTCGTGCTGGCCTTCTCCGCGGCGGCCCGTTCGCGCTGCTCCGTGCGGGTGACGGCCTCGGTCGGAACCTCGTCCGCGCTCTGCGCCTGCGCGCCGTCTTCGGCCGCCATCCATTCCGCGACGGTTGGCCGGGCGTCCGGCGTCTCGGGCTCGATCTTCTCGATGCCGTCCTTCGTCACGAGCAGCTCGACGGTGGCCTCCGTCTCCGCCTTCTCCCGCGCCTTCTTCTCCCGTGCCTGTCGGGCCGCCGTCATGGTCTCGTCGATCCGCTTCTTGCTCATGGTCTCTACCTCCTGGTGTCGGCCGGGCTTCATGCTCGGCACATCACAAGGAGTCCGCTGTTGCGCGGCGGAGTCCAGCGAATAATGCGCTCAACTCGAACAACTCCTCACCACCGCAAGCTGACCCTGTGGGCCGCCCTGCCGCCGTACCTGGGCGGAAAGCGCCGCCTTTGTCCGACGATCTTCCGCGAAGTGGACCGGATCCTGCCAAGGCGCCACTGGCCTGGGCTGGCCTTCCTGGATGGGTTCCTGGGCGGGGGATCGGTCAGTCTCTACGCGAAGATCCAGGGCTTCCGCGTCATCTCCACAGACATCGCCGCGCGGTCCATCGTGATCGGTCAGGCCTTGATCGAGAACAGCCGCGTCCGTCTCACGCACGAGGACGTGCTGCGGCTGGCCAAGGACGACGGCGCGGCACCAGGTCGGGTCGAGACGGAGTACTCGCCGTCCACGTTCACCGAGGTTCAGGCGCGGTTCCTGGATCGGGCGCTTCGGATCGCCGCGGAGACTCCAGACACCGCGAAGGCGGCTCTGATCCGGCTCATGGCCATCAAGGTGGCGCTGCTCGCACACCCGATGTCCCAGGTGCGGTCAGGGACCATCCACCGGCTATCCACTGGCGAGTACGAGGCCATCACCGAGAGCTGCGTCTATCACTACGTGGACGGGCTGCGACTCATCCGGCCCGACAAGCTGTGGGGGCTGGCCCAGGGGATAAACGCAGGAGTGTTCCAGGGCGAGGGAAAGGTCCTGCAGCAGAACGTGTTCGAGGCCCTCCCCACCATCGCCCCGGCGGTCGCCTACTTCGATCCACCGTACCCCGGAGTGATGAGCTACGAGAAGGAGTACCGCGTCATCGACGAGATCCTCGAGGGGGCATCGCGCCCGACCAGCCCGTTCACCGCGAAGGATGGGGCGTCGATGCTGGACTCGCTCTTCGAGGCCTCCACCCACGTCCCGGTGTGGCTCCTCTCCCTCGGGAACGCCGTGGTCGGGATCGAGGAGCTCGAGGCCAAGATGACCCGGCTCGGCCGGCAGACCAGAGCGATCGAGATCGCGTACCAGCATCTGCCGGCGGTCGCGACTGCGGAGAAGAACGCGACGAACAAGGAGTTCCTGGTCGTCGGCTGGGACGAGAGCGCTGTGGAGCGCATTGCCGCTACGGGCGCACATCGTCACGTGACCAATGCAGTCAGCAAACAAGCGGTGAAGCGGCGGAAAGCGGCGTCTCGGGAAGGGGTAGCTGTCCATGGCTGACACGAGAGTCTCCAAGCACACCGGCGCCCGCATGGTCCCGATCGACGACTTGGTCTCGCACCCGCTCAACAGCAATGCCATGCCCGAGGATCTGCGCGAGAAGCTCAAGGTCCACATCGGGCGCACCGGCCGGTATCCCTACCTCGTGGTCCGCCCGCATCCGGAGGAGCCGGGCAAGTTCCAGGTGCTGGACGGCCACCACCGGGTGGCGATCCTGCGGGATCTAAGCCACACCGAAGCGCGTTGCGACGTGTGGGATGTAGACGACCGGGAGGCGAAGCTGCTGCTCGCCACCTTGAACCGGCTCCAGGGCCAGGATCTCCCCATCCGTCGCGCCCAGCTCATCCACGAGCTCCTCGGCGACATGAGCCTCGAGGACCTGGCCGGCCTCCTGCCCGAGACCGACAAGCAGCTCGAGGAGCTGCACGCGCTCCTGGAGTTCCCCGCTGAGGAGATCGCTGCGCTGTTGGATGCCGAGGCCGAAGAGGCCGAGAAGGTCCTGCCCCGGGTGATGACGTTCATCGTCAGTCCGGAGCAGGAGACAGTGATCGAGCAGGCGGTCGAGCTGGCCTCCGATGGCACCGCCGGTCGTGACCGCAAGGCGCGCGGCCTGGTCAACCTCGCCAAGCACTTCCTGGAGAGCCGGCATGAATGACCTGCAGGCTCTGAACGGCCATGGGCGGCGCACGAAGCTCACTGAGAATGTGAGGCAACGCGTGCTGACCGCCCTCTCCGTGCAGGGGACCTTCGAGGTCGCGGCCCTCTACGCCGGGGTCTCGGAGAGGACGCTGTACCTCTGGCTGAAGAAAGGGCGTGAGGGCAAGGGCGACCGGTATGTGCGCTTCTTTCAGGAGGTGCAGGTCGCAGTCGGGAAGGCGGCCGTCACCGACCTGGCGCACATCGGCCTCGCCGCCCAGACGGACTGGCGGGCTGCCGCCTGGCGCCTCGAGGCTCGGTTCCGGCACTCCTTCGGGAAGCAGGTCGTAGAGCACAAGGCGAGTACCGATGATGGCTCGAACCTGACGATCGAGGAGCTGGCCAAGCTCACCGATCGGCCGGACCTGTTCATGCGTCGCTACAGAAAGGCGCTCGAGGACAAGTATGGAGACCGTCTCCCTGCTGAGCTGGAGCCTTGAGCATGTGCGGATCAAGGGCGTGGAGCCGATCAGCTTCAAGGACTATCCCTTCCAGCCGGCCATCTACGAGAGCCTGGATCGCTCCCAGAAAGTCGTCGTCGCCAAGTCGGCGCAGAGCGGCGGGACTCTCATCGGCGCAGCTGAAAGCCTCTACCTGCCGGACCGGCGAGGCCTGGACGTCATCTACTACTTCCCGAGCGACGGGCCGGCGCGGCTCATGGTCAAGGAGAAGGTGAATCCGATGATCCTGGCTGACCCGTACCTGCGCGATCGCGTCTACGACCCGGACGAGGGGAAGGACGCCAAGACCCAGAGCGTGCACGTGAAGCGCATCGGTCAGCACTTCGCCTACTACCGCGGCGCCGGCTCGGAGAACAATAGGCATTCGACGCCGGCCGACGCCGTCTACCTCGACGAGTTCGATCGGTTCGATCCGGACTGGATCCCGGACATCGAGAAGCGACTGAACGCCTCCAGCGCGAAGCTCTGGCGCGAGATCTGCGTACCCACCAACGTGGGGTGGGGCATCGACCGCAGCTACGGTCAGTCGGATCAGCGGGCATGGATGGTCCGCTGCGACCACTGCAAGAACATCCAGGACATCGACTGGTTCCGGGACGTGGTGGTGCAGGCGAGCGAGCATGACTGGCGACTTCTGGACACCGCATGGAACGAAGGCGAACCGCGCGATCCCTTCGTCTTCTGCACCAGCTGCGCGCGCCCGATCGACAGGCTTGGGGCTGGGCGCTGGGTGGCCAAGTTCCCGAACCGAACGACGCACGGTTACCACATCCACCGCCTCATGACGCGGACCGCCTCGGTGCGCGAGATCTGGTTGAAGTTCTCGGGTGCGATGGCAAGTGGCGACCAGACCATCATCGCCGGCGTTTACAACGGTGACCTGGGCAAGGCCTACACCCCCGAGGCGTCCGGGTTGACGGACGATCTTCTGAACCGCTGCAAGCGGCGGTACATGATGCCGGCCAAGCTGCTCGACCGCAGCGACATCCTGACCGGTGGCTTCGACGTTCAGGGCGACTACCTGGTCGGACGGATCTCCAGGATCCTGCAACGGGAGGGCCGCCGCACCAGACAGGCCGTCTGGATTGGGCGCACCACATGGAACGATCTGGATGGTCTGTTCGAGCGCTTCGTCGGGCTGCGCTTCGTGGTCATGGACGGCAGCTACGATCCGACCAAGGCGAAGGAGGCCCGGGCGAGGCACGCCTTCCTCTGGCTCGCCAACTACCCCGAGCTCGCCCCCAGCTCCGACTGGCTCATCCCCGACAAGGGGGACCGCTGGGTGAAGATCGAACGCACCCAGGCCTTCGACCGGTCCCACGCCGAGCTCGTCCTGGAGCGGAATAACCTGCCCTCGAACGCGGACAAGCTCCCTCACTTCTACGCCGAGATGCGTTCCGCGGTGCGCGTCGAGGAAGACACCCCGAAGGGCAAGCGGTTCCGGTGGCGGAAGGGGACCGACCCGGACGACTACCGGCACGCAGACCTCTACGACTTCGTGGCAGCCGAACTCCTCGACAGGGGGCTCGCTGCTACGCCGGCCTTCGTGGCCGGTGAATCGAAACGCGAGGCGGCGATGGAGCGGATCCGCCCGCGGCGCGGCCCTACGCTCGAAGACCTACGGCGGCAACGGAGTTCGACATGAGCTTGTGGCAACCCTTCTCCTACCCGACCCGTCTGCTCGAGCGTGTGCTCGTCAACCCGATCGCACGCAAGGTCGTAGAGATGAGCCGACCTCAGCCGCCGGCCACGACGACGCAGGAGGTTCCGGACTACGACTACCAGGGCACGCGGCAGTGGCGCACGCCGCAGATCCAGATGGACCTCATCTCGGCCAAGCGCGACTGCTGGGAGATGTACTCCAACGACGGCGACGTGTCCTCCGGGATCGACGGCATCGGCGAGGATGCGGCCACCTCTGACAATGAGGGCTACCCGTTCCGGCTGGTCCCCAAGCGGCAGATCCGCGAGCCCTTCGTCATCGACAAGCAGACCGGCCTGCGATCGGCGAGTGCGGAGGCGCGCGCGGTCTCCGAGGTCTACCAACGCATCGAGGACAAGCTCGAGCAGATCGGGTTGTTCGAACGCCTGGCCGAGTCCTTCGCTATGGCCCTGTGCCAGGGTGACCACTTCGATGAGGTGATCTGGGACCTCGAGAAGGGTGAGGCGCTGCGTCTCGAACCAATCCCTGGCATCGACGAGGGGTGCATGATGCGGCCCCTCATCGATCCGGAAACACGCGTGCGCGTGGCCTGGGGGCTCTTCGACGTGGACACCGGCGAGCGGCTGCGCGAACTCCACGACTTCCAGGTCTTCGGCCTCATGCGCCGCCGGCGCCGGCCGCTCCTCACCTCCTCCAGACTGCAGTGGAAGATGCTCCACGAGAACGAGGAGGACCTATACGGGGCCCGGAAGACGCGGGCCTACTCCAGGACCAACGTGGTGGTCCAGGGTGCCTCGCCGCAGGAGCTGAAGGAGATGCAGCGGGAGGCGGACAAGGTGAAACGGCAGAACGGCATCGGCGTCGACTCGGACCTCTACTCGAACGCAGCGGCGGTGCTGCTCGATCCGATGAACCCGCAGCTGTCCAACGTCTCGGATCTCGAGTACCGCAGATCGCAGCTGACGAACGATCTGCGCAAGCCCAAGGGGCTCCAGGCCGCCGGTGGGAAGGACATCAATCGGGCCACCCTCGACCGGCAGGACAAGGGTTACAACCGGTTTCTCACGCGGGTCAACACGATGGCGCACCGCCCCATCCGCAACCTGGTCCGCACGCAGCTGTTGCTCTGGGGCTACGCCCCGGACGATTACCCGTTCGCGATCAAGTGGACGGAGCGCAACGAGGAGAACTGGAAGGAGACCGTGGAGGCGGCAACAGGGCTCAGCGCTCTCGGCGTCAGCCTGCCCAGCATCCAGTCCGAGCTCGGGTTCGACTTCGAGGAGGAGGTCCGTCAGAACGAGTATGCGCGCTCCGTCATGCCGGCCGAGGACGCGGTGTCCGACCGGATGGTGAGCGAGCTCTTCGACAGGGTCAGGAAGCGCCTCGGCGGGTCGGGTGCCGCAGGCGAGGGGAGCGGGAACAGCGTTGCAACGCGATAGCGCTGTAGCAGCCTTCCTCCAGCGAGACGAGGAACACACGACGACGCGCGAATGCAGTCCTCACGTTCTACGTCTGGAGGAAGGCGCTGCAGCCGGCCTGCCCCATCGTCATCTCGACTCGGCCGGGGCGCTTGCCGACCTGGCTCTGGTCCTCGAATCGGAAGCCGGCGGCGCCGTTCTGCGCGAGCTGACCGTCGAGGTGCCGGACTACGTCGACCTCTATGCGGACGATCTGGTGCTGGATGCCATGCGTGACCCGCATGCCAGGATCGACCGGATCATCGAGAAGTTCCGGGCGAAGTTCCTGGCCCTCAACATCAAGGCCAACAAGGAATTGATCGCGATCATGGCCGACTACCACGAACGGGTGGTGGGACGCCTGATTGCCTCCGGCGTGCTGGACGGACCTTGGGATCGGGCCACCGAGCGGGCGGTCATGAACGAGCTCGCCGAGTTCACGACGGACCTGCGCCGCGACGTGCAGGCATACCTCCAGCGCAGCACCGTGACCTCGGCCGAGATGACCATGCTCCGTGAGAACGCGCTCCTCAGTGAGCTGGGTCGCGGTCTGCCGGATGCCATCCGCACAGCTCTGGCCAGCACGATTCCGGTCACCTACCTCTCAGAGAAGGTGTGGACCGTTCTCGATGCGAACGTGCTCGGTGGGCCGTTCACGCTCTCCGACAAGATCTGGGTCTACAGCGAGTTGGCGCAGAACCAGGTCATGGCCGTGGTCCGCAACGGGCTCCTGTCCGGCGATGACGCGGTAACGATTTCCAAGGCGTTGGAGCAGGTGCTCGTGCCCACGAAGCGGGCCAAAGACGCGATCTGGTCTCACGCCACCGCGCCGCGACGCCTGAAGACCGCGGTGTCGGGGGCGGCGAAGGGTCTGCGCACCGCGAAGGGCACGGTCTCCTACAACTATCTCCGGCTGGCGCGGTCAGAGATGTTCCGGGCGCAGAAGGTGGCGCACCAGGCCAACGTGCTCGGACTTCAGTCGATGTTCCCGTTCGAGGTGGCATCAGGGATCAAGTGGAACCTCTCGGGAAGTCACCCAAAATGGGACGTGTGCGATTCGTGGGCCTCAGAGGATCCCTACAACCTCGGCCCGGGCGTCTACCCCCCCGACTCGGTGCCCTTGGGGCACGCCAACGACATGTGCAACACGACCTCCGTGCTCATCTCTCCGGAGCAGTTCGTGCACCGCATGAAGTTGTGGGAAGCGGGGTTAGCCGGCCAACTTGCGGACAGAGGAAAGATCACGGACTTCCGGGCGAACATCGGATCTGAGGCCGGTGCGCGCACCTTCGCGAGGGTGTTCGAGCAGTGGGCTCCGACGCTCGCCACCGCCCAAGGCGAAAAAACTGCTCGGGCGGCTTGAACAAAACCAGGGCCATCAAACGATAGATGGGGTGGACATGAGCGAAGAACAGGATCGGGCACTTGGATCTAGACCGGAAGCTGCCGCACCGGAGACGCGCAAGGCGCCGCCTCCCGCGAGCGCTTCTGAGTTCTGTCTGCTGGTCGGGAGGACCGTATCCGGCCTGGGAAAGCGTGCGACGCGCAAGAACGTGGCGAAGCGACTCGGTGTCACGCCGTCTCACTTCCTACGCCAACTCAACAGCTTGCAGACAGACGAGCGCGAGTGGCTGAAGAGCTTGGGGTTCACGTTCGAATGATCGGTGTCTGCTCGGCCTGCCTGGAAGAGGGAGTCGTCGAGGTCAACACCTTCCATGTGCGGGACGGCAAGGACCGGCGGCTCGGGACCCAGGTGGTGCTGCTGCACCGAGGGTGCGACGCGCTCATGCACCTGGGCCAGATCTGCCCGGTGAGAGTGCTGACCAACAACGTGATGCTGCGGCTTGGGGTCACTGAGCCACGGCGCGCGGACGGAAGCCGAAGGACGTACGGATCGCGGGGACAGACGCTCCTCGCGATGACGTCGGCGAACTAGGGGCGGTGGAGGATGAGGATGATGACGAAGAGCGCATGGCGAGGGCTGGCAGTCCTGATCACGGTGATGCTGGGGCTCCTGCTCCTGAACACGATTTCGATGGCGGATACGGGGAAGAGCTCGACCATCAAGGACCGCAGCTCCACCGTGTCCGGCAAGTACACGGTCACCACGAGTGCGATCGCCAAGAACAAGATCGGCACGGCTGCGGCATTCCCGATCTTCGGGGCCGACTTCGTGCCGGCGTTCGGGTGCAGCACGACCGGGGTGCTCATCAACGCCTACGACGTGCTCCCGTTCCAGATCCACTACGACGGGGCGGTCGACTCGGTGCGGTTCAAGATTCGCGGCTCGATGGACGGGGTCAACTACTACACCCTGATCGACACGAGTTCCGCGGCGGTTGGACTGCAGGTGGCGACTCCGACGAAGAACTACTGGATCAACAAGTTCTGCGCATACCTGGAGGTCACTCCGAAGTCCAAGGATCTGACGGACACCACGGCCATCGTCTACGACGTCGTCTGGCCGCTGAAGTAGCTTCGGCACGGTCGTTTCCTCGGGGAAGGGAAGGGAAGATGAGGGGTGAAAGGAAACAAGAAGCTGGAGGGGATCGAGGGATCGATCGGCCAGCGAGTCGATGCGATCCGAACGGCTGCGCGCAAGTGGGTCGAAGAGAACCTCTGCGGTGAAGACGCGTATCCGTACGTCGAGGACGTTCTGGATGCGCAGGTGCTGGTCTCCTGGTGGAAGCACGGAAACGTAACTTACACCATCGACTACGCCGCCGAAGAGAAGGACAACACCTGGGAGATCGCGTTCTCCAATCCGCAGCCGGCGCGCGTCAAGAAGACCATCGAGCTTCTCGCCCCGGCTGAAGCGGCCGGGGTCCCTGCTGCCGCGGCTGTTGTGGCCCCTGTCAGCGTCGTGAAGGAGTCCTCGGACTCTCCGGTGCCACCCGCTGCGGCCCTCAAGCTCGAAGCCGAGAAGTGGTCCTCGATCGACCTGGTCCTCGAGGAGGCGGCCGCACGCGTTCCCCAGATCGTCGAGATCAAGGTCGAGGGCGAGGATGGGATCGGCTTCTGGTCTCGCCCCGTGAAGCTCGAGGCGAAGCTCGACGGCGCCGGTCGCCGGCGTGTCCGCGGGCGCGCCCCGCTCCTCATTGCCGGTGCCACCACTGAGCACGACAACAACTACTCGGTGGAGTGCTGCAAGAGGATCTACCACGACCTCGAGACGATGCTCGAAGCCCAGGCTGGCGGAACGGACTCCTGGGCTGGCTCCGGTGGCCCCTGGCCATTCGGCGCGATGTTGATCGGCCACGAGGTCGCGGTGTCGGAAGGCACCAACAAGTACCGGGAGATCGCGGCCCGGTTCACAGGGGTCTACGTCGAAGGCGACAAGCCGATCGATCAGCTCGCGAAGGGTGACGTGATCGGCGTGACGTTCGAGACGTTGACCACTCAAGCGGGGATGGACCTCGTCTCGCTGCTCACCGAGAGCACGTTCTTGGGAGGCATCTCGCAACGCGGGTTCAAGTTGGAAGGTGAGGTCGGGCCGGATGGCGTCGACTACGTGAACCGGATGCTTGTGGAGGGTCCGTATGGAGCGGACTTCTGCGGGAAGCCGGCGAGTCCATACCAGAGGCCGTCAATGGCGGCGGTCAAGCTGGAATCAGGGAAGACGGGCGGAAGTGGAGGAACCATGGACTGGCTGAAGGAGCTGGAGAAGAACGACCCGGCTGGGTACGCCGAGTATCAGAAGGGTCAGAGGGCCATTGCGGACAACCGCAGAATGGCCGTGGAGTCGGCGGTCACGGGCGTTCTCGATGCCCTGAAGCCGAAGCTGGAGAGCGAGAAGATCCTCACCGACGGCGTCCGCAAGAACGTCATCGACGGCTTCCGCTCCATCGTCGAGACCGAGGCCGAGCGCGTGCTCAAGGCCGAGGAGGGCCTCGGGCCCGAGACCTCGCGCTTCCGCAACCTCGTGCTGAGCGCCGTCGAGGCGAAGTTCGAGGCCGCGGTGAAGACGCACAAGGACATGGCCATCGAGATCGGCCGGTCCGCGCTCAAGAACGCGGGTGTCCCCGAAGGCCTGATCGCCGAACCCGATCCTTCGGTCGGCCTGAAGACCGAGGGGGATGCGTGGCGCGGTGGCGCTCCCAACCTGAACACCCTGGACATCTCGGCTCTGACGCTCGAGGAAGACTGCGAGATGGTGGGGCTGCGCACCGGCCAGAAGAACGTGGACGGGTCGCGGCTCGGACCGCGGATCACCGACGTTCTCGTGTCCAAGGCGCTCGGCAACAGGCAGATCTACGTCCAGCACCCGAACCTCGAGTCCGGATCGAAGATCCACGTCCTGGATCTCCACCGGCCCGGGCTGCGGGCAACGATCGCGAAGGCGTCGCAGGTGTACGAGACGGAGCCCTTCATCGAGCACCGTAACGGACGCCCGTCCTTCACCGACGCGATGCTGAAGTCGGAGGAGAGTTACCGCAAGCTCACCCACGCCATCGACAGGCGTGTGAAGCTCGAGGCTGGCGAGATGACGTCGGCGGCGACCCTGCAGACCCTGCACCCCTACATCCGTCAGGGCGTGCTGGAACTCTACTGGGCCGTGAGCACCTTCCTGAGCCTGGCCACCATCTGGCCGGTCCAGTCGGACAACTACAAGATCGCGTTCAAGAACTACAAGCGCACCGGCGAGCACGTCTTCGGCACCCTTGCCTACAGCGGGTCGTTCACGACCAGCTCGGATGAGGGGCCGATGGCGGTGGCGCACCGGGCGTTCATCAAGATCACCACGGCCACGGTGACTGAGGCCACGTTCACCATCGCCTACCTCGATGAGAACGGTGACTCGCAGTCCATCACCCGTGTGGTCCCGACCGGATCGGCGATCGGGGACATCTTCGAGATCTTCCCGAAGACCGGCCAGCGCATCATCGATATCACCGGGGCGACCGTCGCGGGGTGGACCGCTGGCGCCGTGACCTTCCTCGGCTGGGACGCTCTCGACGGCGGAGCCGAACTCACCACGAGCGGTAAGGCGCAGTCGTTCATCGACTACATCACCGGCTCGGTGACCGAGTACGACCTGGAGTGCGAGGTCTCGTGGCGCGCTATCGAGGACGCCAACAAGTCCATGGCCGTGGTCGGACCCGGACGCATGGATCCCGCCGGGATGACGCTGGCCGAGATGGCCAAGGACTTCGCCGAGTTCGGCGACATCCTGGGGCTCACGGACCTGAACAACTCGGCGAACTTCCTGAGCACCAACACGCTCGAGTTCGACGCGTCGTCCGCTCCGTCCGGCTACACGCTGCCGACCTGGAGAGCGGAGCTGCTCGACTACATCTACCAGTCCGCTGCGGCCGTGCAGTCGGCTGGCAAGGTCGCGCCCGAGTGGATGCTTCACTCCCTCGCCGACAACCACAAGTGGACGTGGTTCGGGGAGAAGGCCGGGAACAACCAGGGACCGCGTCTCGAGGCGTTCCTGAACTCCACGAGCTGGGGCCGGATCGCCGGCATGAACGCGTTGATGTCGCCGTACCAGAACTCGGGCCGGATCCACATGGGAACCCCGGGCACGGTGTTCCACGCGGTGTACATCCCGTACCAGCTGCACGGCCCGTTCGAGTTCCCGAGCCGGCAGAAGTCGCAGGCGTACGTCGCGCGGACCCGCGCGGCCAACGTCTTCGTGCGTCCCGAGACCCGGGGCGAGCTGACCATCACGACCTAGTCCGCTGACCATCGGGACTGCCGGGGGGCCTGCGAAGGCTCCCCGGCGTACCCGTAGAGGGAATGAACATGAAAGAGAAGGGGGCGGTGCCGGTAGGTTGGGTCATGAACCTGAACCAGCCGGTCAATCAGCACGACTTCAACAACAAGCCGTTCCTGTGTCCTCGCGGGGCCATCGTGCCCGTGTTCGACGAGGAGCACTTGGCCAAGTTTCAGCGCGGCGCTCTGAAGGGCCGCTACAAGGTCTTTCTCTCCGAGACGGAGTTCAAGGTCGACGAGCCCCCGCCTACCGCTCGCGCGATCGAGATCAAGGATCCGGTGGAGGGCGAGTCGCACCCGCTCAACTTCGTGAAGGTGGTCGGGGAGATCCCGGAGAAGGACTTCCTGGGCGCCCAGATCGAACTCTCCGACGGGAAGATCGTCCCCCTGGCCGAGATCATCGAGGGACTGCGCGTGCGCGGCAGCCTGGAGATGGGTAACGCCGGCTGGATCACGCTCTTCCCTGGCACGGACGCGGAACTGAAGCTCCGAGGCCTCGGGAAGATCATCGAGGGTATCCAGGAGAACCCGGGCCTCTTCATGCCGCCGCCGGCGGAGGCGAAGGAGTAGACCATGCTCGCGTCTGCCGCTATCACGCTCTTCCGCAACGACACCGGGGCGACGCTCGCCGCCACCCCGGATGCGACGGTGCTGGGCTGGCTGGCGGACGCGATCTCGGAGTACTCCAAGCACCGACCGATCCACACGTCGGGAACGGTCACTGCGGTGGACAACACGAGACGCTACGCCTCACCGGTAGCTCGCACGCGCTTCATCGAGGCGGTGTTCGACACCACGGACACCGCCTCCGATGGAGTCTACGACGTGCCCTTCGAGCAGGAGGAGGCGAACGGAGCGGTGGTCCTGTTCCTAGCAGGGACGATTCCGGATGGGCGGACGCTCACCGTCTACGTCTCGCAGAACCACGCTCGGCCGACGGCAGTCGTGGACACCCTGACGGTGGCCGACGACGAGGTCCAGTGGCCGCTCTTGTTGGTGAAGGCGGCCTACGCGGAAGGCAAGGCGCTCCAGACGGCCGGAGACGGCCGGTGGAAGATCGAGAACCGCGAAGAGGATCCGGCTGGAGGAAGCAAGGCTGCACTAGCCCTGGCAGAAGCGTTCCGCACGCGGTTCAAGAACGAGATGACCAAACCGTTCGTTGGCTACGGATCCGGCGCCCCACTCCTGCAGGGGGTGGACCGGCGCGACTCGCTCACCGGAGCTGGTAGATCGCAGGGCCACTACGGCTGGGACGGCTCCATGCCCGGCTCGCGACGGAGGGGCGTGTGAGCAGGGCGACGATCCGCTGCAACGAGGCCGACATCCAGACGGTCTCGTTCACGCGTGAGACGAGTTCGCAGAGCTCGACCACGGGTGCTTTCACGGTCACCCCGGGCAACGTGATCACCGGTGTGCGCGGGAACCTGCAGCCGAAGAAGGGAACGCTGCAGCAGGCAGAGGCCGGACTCGAGCCGGACTCCGATCACGTGTTCTACGAGGAGACGCGTCACACGGAGCCGGTCATGGGCGATCGGCTCGTGGACGCAGCGGGGGTGGACTACCGGGTGCAGTTCATCCGCGACTATGGCGCGGCGTACCCAAGGGTGTACGAGCTGCGGAGGATCGAGGACTGATGGTCGGCGTGCGCGGGGCAGGAACGATCAGCCTGGCTTCACAGGCGGCGCGGGTCAATGGGTCCTTCGCCGGCTACAGCGGCTTCCTGCGCGAGGTGATGATGCCTTCGCGTCTGGCCTACGTCGGCGAGATGCTGGCCAACGCAGGGAAGGAGGACGGTAAGCCTGGGGACTGGGACGACGAGACGGGCAACCTGCGTCGGTCCATCACCTGGGTCGTTCTCAACCCGGGCGAATCGCAGACGGTGCCCTATAACACGAAGACCGAGGGCGTGAAGAACGTCGAGGTGGTCAACGACACGGACGGCCCGATGCTGGTGGTCTTCGCTGGCATGAAGTACGGGGTCTACGTCCAGAACAAGCCCGGGTACGACGTGCTCCAGGGACCGCTGGAGCGCAATCGGGCGACGATCAAGATGGTGCTCGGCGCGAAGGTCTCGATGAAGGGTACGGGGGCCGAGGCGGGAACCCGCCAGAAGCCCATCGACCAACTCTGAGGTGAGCCGTGGGGACTCTTGCTGACAGCGTGCCTGACATGGCGGTCATTCGATCGGCGGTCTGGCGTGTGCTCAAGGGCGACTCGACCCTGCAGGGGGCCACGTATCTCGCCGCGGCCGGGCGGATCGTGCCGGGAGACAAGGCGCCGGAGCAACTCAAGAACGCGCCGAGGCTGCACATCGAGTTTCTGCCCGGCGCGGCGATCGTGCTCGATGACGTTGGATCGGGCCGGGTGGTCTTGCGGTTGCGGTCGGTGCTTCAGAACCCGTCGGACGGGGTGTCCGCTGACGACGGGCGGCACGGACGCATCAGCTCGCGGGCTGGCTACCTGTGCACGGGGCACGGTGTGTTCACGGACACGGCGTACAGGTTCATGGACTCCTGGGTGCAATCGGTGAGCGACGTGCTCACGGATCCCAAGAGCCCGGAGGAAAGCTACCAGGTCACGACCATGGTGGCGCGGGTACAGAAGGTCGAATGAGGGCGGTGGAGTAGGAGGAAGGGATGGGCGACCAGGATTTCGTATACGGAGGAGCTGTTGACGAGCTCAAGGTGGGCGGCTCAGGTGGGACCGACGTGGGGTTCACCCGCGGCGGCGTCTCGATCTCGCGGTCGCTCTCGACGCACCTCTCCGAGGTGGACCAACTCGGCGGGCACATCCGCGGCCGGACGATCATGAACGAGATGTTCATCAAGACGACCATGGCCCAGGGGTCGCTGCCGAACCTTGCCTACGCGTGGAACATCGCGCAGACGGCCATCGTCTCCTCGAGCATGGATGTGACCGACTCCGATGACCAGGAGAACGTCATCTACATCAAGGCCCCGGGCCCGGAGGGAAAGCACACCTACGTTGAGGCGTACCGGTGCTTCGCGCAGGGGAACATGGAGACCGGCTGGAAGAAGGACGCGGATATCGAGGTCGCGGTCGAGTTCCGCGTGTTCATGGACACGGACAAGACGCCCGTGAGGTTCATGGACATGCGGCACGCGGCGTAGCTAACGCGGGGAAGGCCGGCGGGGGAGTCCCCGCCGGCCCATCCGCACACAAGGGAAGGGATTGAGGGGGCGGCATGAAACCTGTGATCTTGTGGTGGAGTTGGATACATGAAGATGGGCCCAATGGGTCGAGGATCTACAAAGAGCCGAACGGGTTAGAGTATTTTGGCTTCGGACGTGTGCGATCGAGGCTCTTCCACAACTTGAGCGAGAACGCGGGGGTCGTCTCACAGCTTGGCGGGCCACCGCCGTGCGATAGCGATGACTATCCGCCGGGAACCCCCTTCATCCAGATCGCGCACACGCAGCCCTTCATCGACAAGAAGACGCGCTCCATCTGGGAGCGGCACCCGAAGGCTGCGGCCGCGATCCTCTACACCACCTTCGAGTCGGCCGTCATCCCAGCGGGGTGGGTCGAGCGAGCCAACACCTTCGACCAGGTCTGGGTCACGAGCGAGTGGTGTCGACGCATCTTCGAGACCAGTGGCGTGACCGTTCCCGTGCGCGTGATCCATCACGGCATCGAGCCCGGCAACTTCGTGCCGATGGACAGGCCGGCGAGGCGGTCCCAGTACACCTACCTGTGGATGGGTATGAACCCGGGCGACATCCGGGAGATGACCCTGAACGAGCCCGCCAAGCCGGACGTGCTGCCGACCGAGGATGAACTCGAACATGGCGCGATTCCGCCTCCGTGGTACCTGGACCTCGGAGTCGATCCGTATTCTCCGGCAGCGATCGAGGCCCGGCGGGCTCGCCTGGCTACCGGCGATCGCAAGATGGGACTCCTCGTTCGCGAGGCCTTCACCCGTCTCAAGCACGACAAGCGGATCGGGCCTGACGCTCGCCTTGTCCTCAAGTGGACCACCACCCACAGCTCGCGCTGGAGCCAGTCCAACTGGATGGGTGAGCCGCAGGATCTCTACGGCGACAACCTGAGTGCCGAGGAGATGCGGATGCTGCTCTTCAACGCGGACCTCTTCGTCTACCCGAGTCGGTGTGAAGGCTTCGGGCTGCAACCCCTGGAGGCGATGGCCACCGGGCTACCGACCCTTCTCATACCCTGGTCAGGCGCAAGCGACTACGTCTACGGAACCCCTCGACCGGCTGTTGGGCCCATGAATCCCTTGCAGTGCACTGGCACGGGCGGAAGCAACGCCTACGCGCTCGGGATCCCGATCGAGTACACGATGGGCGACAGCTTCTACACGGAGCAGGTCCTCCAGGGACGACGTTTCGTAGGCCACGACATGGAGATCAAGGACGCCGCGGAGGCTCAGGGAGGCCTCGGCCTGGACGCGCACGCCGACATCGATCACCTCATGGACCTCATGGCGTTCGCCTATCACAACCGGGAGGTGATGGGCGAGATCGGGCGACGGTGTGCCCCGGTAGTCCACCGTGAATGGACCTGGGAACGCGCGGTGCAGCAGGTCCTGCTGGCCATGGGCGAGATGGGTTTCGAGCCGTTTTGGCGCAACC